TTTACCTACAATAAAATCAGCTGGTCCATATCCAGTTGCTGCTGCATATTGGATGTGTCCACCAGCATCAGTATAAATATTACCATCAGAATTAATAACCATACCATCGGTTACTGCTCCTGTTGCTGCGGTTACATCAATGGTTTTGAAACCATTTTCGGACCGAACTGGTCCATTAAAAGTTGAATTTGCCATATTACTTTCCTTAAAAGAAAAACTTTATCGTCTTGGCTTGTCTGCTAGGTCAGTCGATAAAGAAAATTAATCCTAGATAAAAATGTACTTTAAGAGTGTAACCCAAAAAGAAAAGGGCGGCAAGGAGCCGCCCCTCTTTTATTACTTAATTTTAAATTAAGCTCCAGCAGTTCCAAATACGCAACGCCAGTCAGATACTCCGAAACTGTAACGTTCTCTAGCTTTAAAGCGAGAATTTCCAGTGTCAAAGTCCCCTTCCATCGCTGTACGAATAGGAGTTCTTTGGAATAATTTAAAACCATTTGGCGCATCAGTTTTGATAAACCAGGCATCAGTGTCCGTCAAGAAGTGGTTTACTACCGCTCCTTCGGGAACCATACCCATAGAGTTTACCGCATTTACATCATTATCTGATGATCCTGGTCGCAAGTTTGAAGCAATTACACGTTCTGCTATAAACTGCAATTCTTTTGGAATAACTAACTTCATTCCACGAACTGCAATTTTTAAACCGCGTTCATCGGTTAAACCTGCAACATCAATCAACATCTGTTCCAACGAAGTTTCGTTTAAATCTGATGCCGTAGACAACTGATTTCTTTGATTTCCGCTGATTGATGGGTGAGAAGAAGAACAAAGTGCTGCACCATCTCCAACCGGATAACTGGTGGAAAAAGCGTTGTTCAAAATCGAAGCAGCTTTAACCTGCTTTGATTGACTCATAGATCGAGCTAATGCACGTGTATAACGTGCCGCTAATCTATCGTACAAATTATCTTCTATTGCTTCTTCTGTGATTGAAAACGCTAATGCAATTGTTTCATGCGTATAACGTGCAGTATAAGTTTCCTGCGCATCATCGAAAGAAATTGCGCTTCCTTCAGCTTTAACCGGTGCGGTTCCAAAGCCAGAAAGCATTGTTTCTTCCTCAAATGCTCGATCAGAAGATTCAGTCTCGAAAATTTGTGCGTGTTCCTTTTCATATCTGTCGTACTCAAGTCCGAATAAAGCATTTAATCCGGGCTCAAGCTCTTTCGCTAGTTGTGCTCTTGAAATAGCCATATCTTAGGCCCCCTTAAATGCCAGTTGAATCCGCAGTAGTCTGCGAATCAAAACGACGGGTTGAAGCATTAAAATGAGCATTTAGTCTTACCAACAACGGAATACCCGCTGCAGAAAAGTCACCATTTGCATCATCATCGACAATACCTACAATACGCAAAGGCAAAGTTGCCGTAGTTGCAATTGAAGATACGCTTAATGCTGAGTTAGAACGTCCCGTATCAGTTGAACCTGTACGGGCAGAAGTACCAAGTGTAGCGTTTGCAAACACACCTGCTAGAGCAGTTGCTCTATTAGTAAGTGTAGCATCCGATGCAACTTGGAATAGTTGATTTGGGTTGTCAGCGACATACGCTTTTACAGGGTAATTTGTATCAACGCTTACGCTTCCAGAACCCGGCCAATAATTAAGCCATGTAGGCTTTTTCTTGACAGAATCATGGTACATAACACCCGTGAGGACACCTAAAGCTTGTGTAGTACCGCCTGATGTAGCTCCAGCGTAAGTAATTACGCCAGCCGCAAGAGGAACTACGATACCATATTGGTATATAGCGCTAGTGTTGTCGGAAGCAATTTCATACTCGGTAATACCGGTAGAATTAGCACCACCACCAACAAGTCCAACTGGGCGAAGACCATAGGCAGTTTCTTGATTTGCCATAATATAATCCTCGGAGGATTCAATCCTCGTTAAAAGTTACTAAAACCGGTCTACGATTCTTTCCGTGGACCACCAAAAGTTACTCTAGTTTGACGATCAGGTTTAGTGATTGCCATCGTAGAGTGAGCATTCTCGCGCATCATATCGTGGTCAACAGCTTCAAGTTGATCTGCGTGCCTTTTTCTAAAGTACTCATTTCGTTCATTTGCTGTTTCGATCGGTATCCTAGCGAGAAGTAATCCGCCGACTCCAAACACACCCTCATGTTTTCCTGATTCAATAACAGGAGCTTCAAAATCCGGGTACTCGTCCTGACGAACAAGTTCATAACCTTCGCGTATCCTTGCTGATATATTAGACTTATCTTCTTGTCCTCTAATTTCAGCGCGTATCCAACGATGTTGAAACCCTTCTGGTGCAGGTGGTGCGTCTAACATTGACGGTGGACGCCACGGCTTACGCCTAGTCGTAGCATTCCTAGTTGTTTTAGCGCGAGAAGAACGTTGAATTGCCTTTAAATCTTCTGCAGAACTTTTTGATTCTTTATTAGTATTTTCAGTCATTTATTCACCTATCCTTTCACGTGTTTAGCGTATTCTTCTAGTGGCACACCCAATTTTTTAGCAATAGTTACTTGGCTTGGTGTGAGTCTAACCTTATTGCGCCCCGCTTTACTTCCTCGAGAAACTCCGGCAACTGTTTGGGCGGTCTTTTTGCCTGTCTCGTTTTGTTCATCCTTAAACTTGTGAGAAAACTCACTTTTTATCCGTTTATCTAGTTCATCATAGTATGAATTTGATTTCGGATCAAATCCTTCTTCTTCAACTAATTTTTTATGTATACCAAAAGCAGCAAAAGTCATAGTATAGTCGTCCCCGAACCAGTCATTTTTAGAGGCCCATTTTTCTGCTTTAGGGTCTGGTTGCTGTAAAGGTGCTTGTGCTGAATTACCGGGATTACCCGCTGCCGTATTGGCCTGGGCCTCATAAGAAGCTTTCTGCTTTTCTTGCTGGGCTTTTGCCTGATTATAGCGATCTTCCGCTACGGCTAATTGAGTCAACTTACGCTGTGCTTCAACCGTTGCTTGGGAATCTCCGGTCTCAACAGCATTTTTCAGCGCAGCTTCCGCTTGAGATTGTTCTGCTGAAATGCGACTTCCATATTCAGAAATATAGCTTTGATCTAGTGATTGTAACCTAGACTTAACTGTGTCTGCTTCGGATTTCATCGTTTGCGCATAACGAACAGCTTCTTCACGTTCACGTTCAGTATCTTTTACGCGCTTAGTTAATTTATTTATTCTTTTTTGAACAGCTTTACTATACTGTTCCTGTTCTTGCTCAGATGATTCTTCAGATACAGCTTCGTTATCAACTTCAGATACAGCGTCGTCTTCGGATTTAACCTCAATTTCTACTGCTTCTTCCTCAGTCGTATCTAAAGGAACTTCTTGTTTTTCTACTTCTACTTCAGCTTCTTGCTTCGCTTTTGTGGCAGCCATAAAACAATTCCTCTTTAGTTATGTAAAATATCTTCGGGATTTTTGATGGTTGCTAAAATTTCATCATCATTAAGAATCCGAACTTCACCACCTTCAATTTTAAATCGAGAGCCAGCGTAACGAGCAAAAACAACCCACTGCTTTTCTTCGCACCACGGACCGTCGGGAAATTTATCTTTATCTTTATAAGCTAAAGGACCTAGTTTTAGAACATACCCAGCCACTGTCTGCACTTGAGTTTCGTCCAAATGTTTTTCAGCTAATAAAATACCGCCTTTCGTTGCTTTTGGCGGTCTATAAGGAAGGATAAGCATTCTCCAACCAGTCGGAGAGGGTAAACGTTCTAATACAGGCTTATCTATTAAGGAAGGGTCTAATGTTTTTTCTTTTGCTTCAACATAAAGCGAGTTTAACAAATTTTCTTTCTTTACTTTTTTCTTTACTGCAGATTCAGCCATCTAGCTTCTCCTGTTTTTCTAGCATATCAGAGAGCTCTTGGCGTATTAAATTTAAACCATTCAACTCTCCCATAAGTTCACGGTATTGTTCCATATTCTTTATACCATTATTCTCTAAAAGATCTCTTATTTGAGTTTGTCTTTCACGAATAACTTTTAAAGTAAATTGAACAACATCTATATTATCCATACTTCAATCCTAATACTACAATATATCAAATTTGTTTCCAATCTTTATCTTCAAATAATAAAGATTCTGCTGTTCTTCTTCTAACTAAACCATGTAAAACTTTTCCAGCAGCTTTATTCCATCTTCGCATTTGTTCGGGAACTTCCGCGTATTTTCCTTCATTAAGGACTTTAAGCATAGTGCTTGACTTTAAATTTCCAGCACCTAGATTAAAAGTCCATGCAACAAGAGCATCAAATTGATTTTGAGTTAGTTCAACATCAACTGAACTACTAACGTGTTCTTCAAACTCTTTTAAATCTTCTTGCAATAAAGTTTCTGCGGTTTCTTCGGTTATGTGCATATCTTCAACAACGTCTTTTGTGTGACCGTACCCCACAGTTAAAACGTTTGCGCTGCAAAAATAAGGTTCTAAACGACAACCTTCAAACTTTTTAATTAACGCAATACCTTCTTTTCCAGTCTTCATTTCTTTTTCTTTGCCTTTTTCTTTTTTGCAGCAGGCTTTTTCTTTGCCTTTTTCTTTTTTGGAGCGGGTTTCGCATCCCAGTTCTTTCCTTTTTTTTTAACAGTCCAAGCCTCAT